CGGTTACTTTAGTTAAGGCCGGTGATGTTTATGCTGTCAGTTATAAAAAGTTTGATCCACAAACTGGCGAAAAATTGCCGGATGAAGTATTGGGAATGAATATGGAAGAACTTACAAAAAAGAAAGAAGAATTACAATTAGAAATAAAAGGAATTGATGCTTTTATTACTGATTGTAAGTTGTTAAAAACTTGATTATATTATATAAAGATACTATAATTCTATTAGGTTTACCGACGGGTAGTAAAAGACAGGATCGGATATACCCATCCTGTCTTTCCTATTTATTAATCGTAATTTGGTATATAAAATTATGGAAAACTTTAAAAAATTCTTGTTTATCAAGAAGGGTTTACAACCTATAACAGTAAATAATTACATCGCAACAATCAAGAGAATAGAAAAAATTATGGATTTAACAGAAGATAATATTAATAATTATGTGCATCACATGTATACATCAGATTATTCCTATAGTTATAAAACAAATACAATATTAGCAATAGAAAAATACACTGAATTCATAGAAAAACCTTTAAAATTTGGAAGACAGAGAAAACCGAGACAGGTTATTAAAGATACTCTTACAGAGGCAGAAATAACAAAACTTATATTTAATTGTAACAATAATAGAGAAAAAGCAATTATGTCTATCCTGGCTTATAGTGGTATTCGCAACCAAGAGATATGTAATCTTAAAGTAAAAGATTTTCTTATTACCCAAAATGCTATAAGAATAATACAAGGAAAAATGTCTAAAGACGGTATGTCTGAAGTAACCCCAGAATGTTCATATGTTGTAATGGAATATCTTAAAGAATTTCCTCGTCAAATAGATGACTATTTATTCACTACATTGGTTAGGGGTAATAAAATGACTACTAGTGACATACGTAAATGGGTAAAAATAATTGCTAAAAGAGCTAGGGTAGAAAAAAGAGTGTATCCTCATCTTTTTAGACATTCTTTAACAGCAAACATGCTTTTAAGGGGGGCAGATATAATATCATTAAAAAATCAACTTAGACATAGTTGGATAGAAACGACCTTACATTATGCCAATTCTATTGTTTTTGTGGAAAAAAATTTATATCAGAAATTTGCACCTAGTTATATGTAAAGACCAAGAAAAAAATCAATAAAGACATCTATAGAGACGTCTATAAATGTCTTTGTGATATAATATATTGATAGATAAATTAACAGGACTGTGGTAAAATATAATTAATAATCTAATCAAAATAAAATGGTAAAACTAGAAGCAGAACAAAGAACCCTAACCCAGTCAGCAAAATATACATATACAACAACGAATTATTCGTCTGGTGTGTCTTCTTTTTCTGTATTAAATGCTACAGATACATCTTATGCCATAAATGCCTTTCTTTTATTAGGTAATTTTGGAGCAGAAGATGCAGAAATTGTCAAGATATTGACAGTAGACAACGATACAGGTCTAATTACAACCACCACATCAACTTTATTTGCTCATTCAGAAAGTACACGAGTAACCATATTGCCATATAATCAGATAAGATTTTTTCATACAACAACAACAACTTTTGGAACAGGAACGCCTCTGACTGGATATGTAGATATTCAACCTAGTGATTGGTTTTCTACGTATAGTGACGAAACTTATTCTACCGGCTATGGGTGGTATGTTTTTTATAATTCAGTTACAACTGTTCTATCTCAAGAATCAAACGCTATTCCTTATGCCGGTTTCGAAAGTGATACCACAGAAAATATTCTTTCTGACTTCTTTAGTATGTTAAGTAATAGAGAACTTAAACTGGTAACAAGAGAAGATGCACTTTCTTGGGCATCTGAAGGTTATGGAAGATTGAGAAATAAACTTAATCTCACAAATGTTGAATACACAGCATCAGCAATAGGAACATTGTCTATAGTAGCAGATACAATTGAATATGATTTACCCTCTGATTTTGATCATCTTATTTCCTTAACATCTGGACTTAACACAAGTGATCCGGGTGAATGGGGGGGTGATAAAAGAAAAATTGATTTTATCTCATTAAGAGATGCATATGCATTTAATGGTATTGGACCAAGATATTACATACGTGGTTTTAAAATTGGAATTCTTCCAACTCCATCAACTGCTACAACATATCATTATTTATATCTTAAAAAAGCAGGTAGACTTACACTTAATACCGATGAGGTTGATCTTCCTAATGGTGGAGAATATACCATAAAGTCATTCATGCTTTATCGTGCTTATTTAAAGTTTCAAAATCAATCTATGGCGAAACAATGTTTGGAAGATTTCACCTCGGGTCTGAATGACCTCGTAATTTCTTCAGTAAAACGTGATGCAAATCTTGATACATTTGGAGTTGAGAGACAAAGTAATGTTTAATAATTAAATAAAATGCTTGAGCCGGGTTTGTCACAAAAAAAAATTATAATACCTTTCTTTGAGGGCGTAAATAGCCTAGTTGCTTCTAATATTGGTAAAAAAACAGAATTTGTACATGTAGAAAATGCACGTAGTAAAACAGTTGGAACCATCGAGAAGAGACAGGGTCAGACTGTGCTCGGTACAAACGTTGATGGTCTTCCTTTTAAAACCACAGCAAACTATGGTTTATTTTCTTTCCAAAATACGATCGGTCAAGGATTTTACAGAATTAGTGATGATCAGAATTCTTCAATGTCCACATCTCCGTCTTCTTCGTCTTCTGCAAGTTATTCGCCCTCATCGTCGATTAGTGCATCGTTGTCACCATCCGCTTCTGCATCAAAATCAAATAGTCCATCATCATCTTTGAGTCCGTCTTCTTCCATATCTGCTTCTCGTTCGCCGTCATCATCTGTTTCTCCATCAACCAGCGTTTCTCCATCAACATCAGTTAGTGCTTCTCTATCACCATCTGCATCAGTGTCAGCATCACTCAGTCCATCTGCTAGTGTTTCTCCATCAGCATCTGTGTCAGCGTCACTTAGTCCATCTGCTAGTGTTTCTCCATCAGCATCAGTCAGTCCATCTGCATCAGTGTCAGCGTCACTTAGTCCATCTGCTAGTGTTTCTCCGTCTGCATCAGTATCAGTTAGTCCATCTGCATCACTCAGTCCATCAGCTAGTGTTTCTCCATCAGCATCAGTTAGTGCTTCTCTATCACCATCTGCATCTGTGTCAGCATCACTCAGTCCATCTGCTAGTGTTTCTCCATCAGCATCTGTGTCAGCGTCACTTAGTCCATCTGCTAGCGTTTCTCCATCAGCATCAGTCAGTGCTTCTCTATCACCATCTTCATCTCTTTCACCAAGTTCAAGTGCATCTCCGTCACCATATATAGGAACAAGTGCTACAATTTATTATTTAAACAATAGTAGCAGATGGATTCCATTAACAGGAGAAGGTACAGGAATTGATGGAGGTATTTTTGATTACACAAATGCAGAAAATTGTTCTTTTCTTGTTAACAAAAATGACGACAATAGATATATAAAATCTGATGGAATAACTGTCACAACATCTGCCTCTGCTGCTGGACATCTTTTTAATACACCAAGGGCTTCTAAAATTAATTTTTATAAAAATAGATTATATTTGGCAGATTTTGTACAGGCAGGAACTGAATATAAAACAACAATTCTTCGCTCATCATATCCGATGGGAATAATTTCTCTTGTTAATAATGATTACACCTCACTTGCCTCTGGTTCAACAATTGACGTAACTGACACAAAATATTTCTATACAGATTCTGGGGCAAATACTTATGATATTTATAGAGGGAAAACCTTTATTGTAACCATCGCTGTAACAACTATAAATGAAACAAGTGTCGTTGCTACGTGGTCAGGGACTCCTACTCTTTTGGCATCAGATGAAATCTGGATAAGTGGAACGTATAATGGACAAAAGACATTTAGATGGGTAAATAATCCTTCTGCTACCGGAAAAAATGTAAAACAATACGATACCTTTAAACTTTCAGGAGGTGAAAATGATGCTATAACAATGATGACCAATATAGGTAATATAATGCTTATTTCTAACAAGAGTACCATGATGTCATGGAATGATTATACTCTTGAAAACTTTGATTTAGATATTGGATGTGTTTCCAAGAAGGGATATACAAAAATGATAGGGACTCTTTATTTCTTACATTATACGGGAATTTATGCTACAAGTGGAGGTATCCCTAAATTAATTTCAAATAAAATAGAAAAATATATAACAGGAGCTACCAAGTCTGGGAAGGAAAGTTGTGCTGCTGGAAAGAAAGGTAGAAGTATATTCTTTACATTGGGAGATGTGACTTTATATAAAAATGACGGTTCTATAAATAAAATTCTTTATGATGTTTGCGTTGAATACAATCTAGTCCAAGAAAACTGGTATGTTCATACAAATGTAAAAGCAAGTGAATTCGCTACTTTTATAGAATCAACAGATTCAGACAGACTTGAATTTACAGATACAGAAGGTAATCATGCGGTAAAAGAATTTCTTTCTGGTGAAACAGATAATGGAGAAGAAATACATTTTAGAGTAGACACGATGAAAATAACTACACAACCAACAAACTTTGAATATAGTTCAAAACTTATTGCTTTACTTGTAGAAGCGGAAAGAGGTTCTGCAATGCAGGTTTTTGTAAACTTAGAAAACGAAGAAGAATATTATCCATTAGAAGGAAATAT